CATATAGTCTCGCCAATTTTCGGGTACTAATTGTTGGGCATGTAGTATACCTGTTTTCTTACGTCCTTTATACGTTGTTGTTGCATCTTGAACCGTGATTATATTGGTTAATTTATGAGTAGCTGAAACTCCTTTACATTGAAATCCGGCACAAACAAACCACATATGCATCATGGCTTGAACACATAACATACGTTTATCGGGTTGCTGTTCAAAGGCAATGAGGTCCGCTTTTTTCCAAATTTGTTTACGAGCTTCTAAACATTTTGCAATTGGTCCGGCTAAATCCACTACCGAAACAGCTTTACTTGATTTCACACACCGTTTCCAAGTATTGTTGGTATAATGTTTATATAATCCATCCACTAACTCTTTTTTGGTTGTGGCTACAATTCCATGCTGTAACGCTTCAGCTTGTAAAGTCTCGGTTGATTTTTTCGTTAGTGATGCTTTGGTTGGTGCTTTACCCGTTTTAGGTTTATGAGTACCGCATGCATAAATAATATCACCATTTTTTAACCAATTAGCCGGTTTTTTACATTTAAAACATTTGGGCGCATCATGTCCTGCGGATTCGGCCATTACATCAATCAAATCCCAATGAGTTATTTTGAGGTTTGAACGATTCGTTCCTTCTAGAACACAAAACGCTAAGTTACGAAGTCCTGGATCGAAGCTAACAATCTTCATTATTCTTACTATATTTTTCTCATTAAAGTTATATATTTGCAAATAAAGCAATCACAAAGGTCATGGCTGAATCCGATACAGGATCATGCGCTTCACCGATCGGTAATATTTTTTGAATCTGTTTTATTTCGGTAGGTAAATATTTTTGAATACATTCGAACGATTTTTCTAATTTTGCGGTTCCGCATAATTTATGGCTTTCGGGATTCCAGTTCACGATATCGTAAACTTCTTTAGGAGGTGTATACTCTATACCGTGAAACTTACAGGCATTTTTTATAGATATAATATCGTATTCTCCTTTCACAATCACTAACGCTTCAGAATATTCTTTCAGAAACGTTTTTATCCACGAAGGAGGTTTATGAGCATCCTGTACATTTTCATCTTCTAAATATAATTCTACACTATCTAAAATTAATTGTTCCTGTTCTTTAGGAACTAATCCTAAATAAGCTGATGCCCAAGGTACTGATAATATGGATTGATAATCATCTAGTCTTCTTGCTGTTTTAGGTGTTACATTTGAAAATGCTGATGATACAAATGAAACATTTTTTCCTTTCGGAGGATTTAAAGTGACAAAAAAGGGATTACGATAAATCCATTGATTATCCGCTGATTTATTCAGAACAAAACCTCCTACTTCTCTCGGCATAAAAAATTCGTTCGGTTTTTCTTTTATAGATAAGAATCCTGAACTTCCCATTACATGCCAAAATTCGCAATCAAAGACAAGTACTTTGGTATGCTTTCCGGCTAATTTATTTAAAGTTTCACTTTTAAACTTCATTATTTAAGAAGTAGCTTTTAATAATTGAATTAAAACAGTTTTTGCATCACGTTTACCGAAAGGAATACCTTTAGCAGTTAACATATCTCGTAATTGGGCAGCCGTTTTATCTTGAAGATCATCTACATCTACATGTTCTTCTTCTTCAACCGGAGGACCTTCTACTTTTTCAACTTCTTCTTTTACCGATACACGATCATCATCTTCTTCCGATTCTTCTACTTCTTCTTCAGTCTGTATAAATGTTACCTGAGGAGGAGTAATTTTTGTAGCAATTAAATTCGCAAGACCTTGGAGGTGTCGTAAGATTCCCGTCTGTTGCCAATATAAATAGCCTACCATTCCCGCTAACATGAATACCATCGCTGCTAAAACTACAATTGTGGCATAAGTTAATTCCATTTATTCTTTGGATGGAAGAAACCTTGTCTCTTTAAACGTAATAATATGCCATTTCAAACTCCTGATGCTTCTGCGTTTATCCGACAGAAAAAGTTAAATGCTATTCAAGAACGTAATATAAATGATGTTAAGTATTTAACCCATTTATATGCGTATGTTCCTACCACAAGAGGTATTAATGATTTCTTACCTTCTACAAATAAAACAACCCAACCTTTAGTTCCTGGTCGTAAAGGTGTATCTAATGGTGGAAAAATTACAGCTTATGTCAGACCTAAATATATTCGTTAAAATTTTTAATGACAATTTACAAAACCACCTATTCAATAGATTTTTGGTAAGCAGTGTAAGTTAAGAAAATTCCGTAAAAGTTTTTCGAAACAGTATCGATTAAGTTATAAAATATATTTTTTTGTAAAGGTGCAAATGTTGCTGCAACACCATATAATCCCCAAATAATGGACATAAAAATAAAAAGAGGTAAATTTGCTGATAAATTTTTTACAACAAAGGAATCATAAATAATATAAAAAGATCCAATAAGTCCAACAAATCCTAATGTATTTGACGTAAATAAGTCCAGAACTTTAATTTCGTAAAGGTATCCAAAGAGTAACATCATTACATTGAAAGCAAAAATAAGTAGTATTTTTGTACGGTGTTCATCCCAAACAGATTTAATTGTTTTATTTTCATCGGGATTATTGTTGTAGTCGTAGTACAACACTGTTGTAAATAACATAACCGGAGTTGTTACCGCCCAGTCATGGTATCGATAAAAAGTAGCTTCGGCAACTTCCTTAAAGTGATAGGCATACCAAGTGTAAAATGATAACTGTATTGAAGATACTAATGTTTCTAACGCAACCGTCGATGTGAGAATCTGATCAATCGGATTTAACTTTAGAGTTAATCCAAATACTCCGATTATAATGGTTATAACTTGTATAACTATTGAAAAATATAAACTATGTATTAGCCAAGACTTCATTATATAGTTATTAGAATTCTTCATCAAATTTTACAACCATTTGAGTACTGTTCATGCCTACACCTGGTTTAGAATATTCCGAAACTTTCTTTTCAAAGAAATTGGTTTTACCTTCTAAACTAATTAGGTCCATAAAATCGAATGGATTTCCAGTATTAAATAATTTTGGATATCCAAGTTGAACTAATAACCGATCGGCTACAAATTCAATATATTTCGACATATCGGTTGCATTCATGCCAATTAAAGCACAAGGTAGTGCCGTTGTAATAAATTCTTTTTCATATTCTACAGCTTGACTTACAATTTTGTACACTGTTTCTTTATCTAATTTATTATCTAATTTTGAATACATGGCTACGGCAAATTCAGTATGTAAACCTTCATCCCGCGCAATCAATTCATTGCTAAAAGTTAACCCAGGTAATAATCCACGTTTCTTAATCCAATAAATAGCACAGAATGAACCACTAAAGAAAATTCCTTCAACACAAGCAAACGCTAATAAACGTGTTGCGTAATCTTTAGGAGATTCGATCCATTCAATTGCCCACATCGCTTTTTTACGAATAGCAGGAATCGTATCAATGGCTCGGAAATATTTTAGTTGTTCATCTTTATCTTTGACATATTGATCAATCAGTAAAGAATACGTTTCACTATGAATGCCTTCCATGGCATTTTGCATAGCGTAAAATAATCGAGCAACTGGAGATTCAACTTCTTTTTGAAATCGTGAAGCTAAATTTTCTTGAACAATACCGTCGGATCCTGCAAAGAATGCCAGAACGTGTTTAATAAAATACTGTTCATTTTCGGTTAGCTTGTTCCAATCATCTTTATCTTTGCTAAAATCAATTTCTTCAAATGTCCAAAACGAGGCTACGGCTTTTTTATATAATCGATACAGGTCTTCTTCGGATGGAAGAATAGGAAATAATGTATAACGTTGACTTATTTGCTCCATATTTTTATTGTGAGAAAACCAATTAAACTGTTTAACTTTGTTAATTACAAATGACAAGTGCCGGAAATGATCCATTTTCAAGTACAAATACCCGTAATATTCTTCAACATATAATATCTCCTAAAATTGTCAATGATGGTTCAGGAGGGTATAATGTAAAAACTGATTTGATTAATATTGATAATGCTTATGTAACTAATCAATTGAGCTCTCAAACGGTTCGTGTTCAAACAAATCCGCAAACAAGTACGAATATAATGACGTTGAGCACCGATACAAACGCGAGTTATATAACCACTACAACTGGCGGAGGTAATCCTGGTGGTCTAAATATTAATACAAGTGGAGTTCAAATTGATAATCCAAGTAATTCCGGAACTGGTAATTTAATATTACAAACGGATACTTCAGGGAATGGATATGTTCGTGCAGGGTTAAATGGTTCCGGAACGGAAAAATTGTTTTTAGGAACGCAATCGACAAATACTATAACTGTAACTCCTTCGGGAAATGTAGGTATTAATGTAGCTAATCCAGTTTCTAAATTACATCTTGTAGGAGATGCAAATAATTACAATAGTGAACCCTTTGGAGACTTTCAACAAAATGGTCAATTTTTTATTCAAACGCAAACAACCAATGGAGGAAATCGACGTTTAGCAATGGGTTACAGTTACCAAGGTCCTACAGGTCCTACCGACTGTGCAGTTATTCAATCTATTCAAGGAAGTGTTTCGGCTAAACCTTTATTACTAAATCCTCAATCGAACTCTTCTACAGGATTTGTAGGAATTGGAAATATTAATCTTATTGCTCCTACTGGTCCTACTGGTCCTACTGAACCTTTGCAAGTAGCGGGTAACGTTCTCATTAACGGTGGTTCAACAACGAATCAATCTTTGCTTATTTTAGGTCCAAGTGTAGCTACTTCAAATTATGATTCATGTTCTATTGTTCGCAGTACTCAAAATACAGCTAGTAACGCTGGTTCCGAATTATCTTTATGGACACATGCTACTGGTCCGAATTCAGGCTTTCCTACACGTGCATTAACTATTAACTCAAGTCAACAAGTAGGTATTGGAACATCCAATCCTTCAAATATTTTACATGTTGAATCTACACAAAATGCCGATTGTATTTATTTAACCACGCCTAGTTTTCCTCAAGTTAAATTAAGATCTAGCCCAACTTCAGGTGATGCAGTATTTTACCAATCCACAACCCAACAAGGATTGCAATTTTATGATACATCTTTACCTGTTATTATAAAATACGGTGTTGGTACCAATCTTATATATGTAACACCTACGAGTAATATTGTAACTACGCCCACTGGATTTGGTGGTAAATCCACAGGAACAGTTACCGCCAACAACACCACTCAAGTTTCGGTTTCAAATACAAATGTCACTGACAACAGTATAATTTTGTTAACGATAAAAACTCCTACCGGAGCAAATGCTGGAGAAGCATATGTAGATAGTACAACATCATCAACAGGGTTTACTATTAAATCCGGTGTCGCAGATACTTCAGTATATAACTATATGATTCTTAATTAAGTTTACCAACCAACTTACTTATACTTAATACTGAAACACCGGAAACTTCCGCCAATTGTTTCATAGATACTTTAGTTTTCAATCCAAGAACATGAGCAACTACACCAGCGACAATTGTTTTTGGTGTATGTTCAAAATCATCTTCAGATTTTGTAGAGATATCGTATAATAAATCCATTACTTTATTTCGTTGATCATCATTCATACACATAGAAGTTGTTAATCGTTCCGCAATTCCGATCTGAGTTTCTAAAACTGTATTCTCCGTTTGTGAATATTGACTAATGGCTTTACAAAGGCTCCGAATAGTTACCATAAATATTTTTGCGATTTCTTCATGAGTTCTTGAAGCACCGTTATTGCGACACGCTACATAAACGGCTCCACCCATTAAAGCACGTCGAGTATCTCCACGTACTTTTTGAGCATCTTCCATCTGTTTATATAACCCACACGCATCCATCACGATAGCTTTAGGTAATCCTGCTTGGTTACAACATAAGGTAATGGCATCAAATATACCCATCCATGAGCGTGCACTATTTGAATAATGACTCCAACAAGATAATCGTTGTATTTCTTTAAATTTAGGATTTTGCATAGCTAAACCTTTATGAGAAATAATAGATCCATACGATTGTTCAGGTAATAATTCAGAAGTTGAAAACCCAGTACGTGAATGATCTTCTCCTTTTCCATCTTCATAATTACGCCATTCTGCTCCTTCATCAATAACTTGTTCAAATATTGCACCACATAGTTCACATACGTATTCTCCATCTTCGATAACTTTTGAGTGTAAACAATTCATTCTTTATATGGTGCCTTTTCACTATACTTTATTCACTTCCATTTTACGCGGACTTAAATATTTTGCATAAAGAAATCGAATTTTATCATCAAGGAATTCTAAGAACAAAAACATGGCGTAAGCAAAGAATATACCGGACACGTAAGTATCGACTAACGAATCCATTTCCTTACTTACTTTAAAAATAGGAGGAGCTTCTTTGATATTATAAGTAACCCAAAATGCAAGAATACCTACTAACGAAAGTTCAATCATAACATCCGATAATTGAAATAAAACTGATTTTTTCTGCCATGCTTCATCGTAAACACTTACTACATAGAATAACATGTAAGAAATTAATCCACCGATTGAAGTATAAAAAACTGATAGTATAGCAACGTTTATTGTTGCACCTATAATTTCTGAAATTTTCATTATCTTTAATCAGTGAATTTTAATATTATCACTCCTCCTCCGATCATAGCGATTGCTATAAAATCATGAACATGTAACCTTTCTTTAAAGTAAAGAATACCTACAGTTGTAGTAGCCATAACGGATAATCCGGACCATAACGCATTGGTCATAGCCATACCGGTTAATTTAAAGGTTTGAACAAGTAGTCCACCTACACCCGTATAGAATAACACACCAAGTAAAAAGTATCGCCAATCTTCAAGGGATTTCTTAAAACACGTCATGGCGGTAGTTTCAAATCCTACGATAATCAAAACATACAAAATTGTCCAAAAATAGGCTGATTTCATTTATTATATATGAGCCCAAACCTTTCTTAGACATATATCCGATATATGTCCTTGTTTTGTACCCAGTGATTTAGCTATTGATGTTTGTGTCTCTCCTTCTGAATATCTTTTGCGAATATCTCGTATTTGATCTTCTGTATATTTACAAGCTGGATTTTTAGTTCCCTTAAATGATATCCCATCGCGTACTCTATCTATAGCATTATCTTTGTGTGTACCTAATTCCAGATGATCAGGATTTACACATTTATTACGACATTTATGTCTTATAATAAGATTTTCTGGAATTTCGCCTTTAAATAATCTATAAGAAGTTCGATGAGCAGAAGATCCAGAGTGTTTTCCATTAGGAATATAATAATGACCATAACCATTTGGAGTTTTACCTCCAATCCATAACCAACAATTTGTTTCAGTATCTTTTTTTACAAATTGCATAAAGTGATTCATTTTAATAATTAAAATAATTTACTTATTAAATTCATTTTTGATTTGACATACTGGCAAAAAATTCTGGATTGTATGGCATTGGTCTATAGTTAGTTGTTAATATAGGTTTACCTAAATCACGTGTTTTTACCGGTTTCATCCAAGAAATAAATAAATACTTTTCTTCGACTACCCAAACCCAGTATCCTGCTTTGGCAAATTCAGCAACTAAGTATTGAATGGCTTCCTTTAACGAAAATAAAGGATAACCAAATACATACGTCGGTACTTCATATAATATATATGGAGCATTGGTATTATGGACAGCCTGTTGCCTTATTTTGGCTTGAATTTGAGCAATTACCGGATTCATCGCTGCCATACGATTACTTCTGCGTTCTTCTTGTTCATCCCAGATTTCACGAGCTTTCAGCATGGTTACTTATTATTCCACAAGAATGTCTATCTTTCGAAAACTCGCACTGGGAGGAGGAGGTATGAAAGGAATATTGCATATAGGTGCACTTCAACATCTATCTAGATTACAACCTCTTGAATTCCCTGAAGGAGTATACGGTTGTTCGATAGGTTCAATTATAGCAACCTACGTTGCTTTTGGGTTACCGGTCGATCAAATGAAATCACTCGTTTTCAAATATTTAAGTATGGATAATGTTATTCCTAAATCTAGTTTTTCAGATATGCTAAAGGCTTTTTCAACCAAAGGTATGTACTCTATGGATTTATTCGAGCAAACCGTAATATCTATGTTTGCGGATGTCGGATTAGATATTCGTGATAAAAAGATTAGTGATGCCAAAATGCCACTCTATATAGTCTCTTCAAATATAACGAAAGGTATTCCTTCGATTATATCTCAAAATGTACCTATTTTAACAGCTTTAAAATGTTCGTGTTGCATTCCTGGAGTATTTCGTCCACAGGAACTTTATGGGCATTTATATGTAGATGGTGATCTATTTAGTCCATGTATTGCTAGTTTAGTACATCCAGACTCTACTACATTAGTATTATCTCTAGCTAAACAGCGTGGTGAATTTATTACTGTTAAAAATGTAGATAAAATGTCTCCGGTAGATTATGTACATGAATTATATGTTATGATGATGATTCATTTCTATAAATCTCAAGAAGTTGAAAATATGGTTTCTTTAATTCATCCTGGGTTACGAAGTAACTCCGATATTAAAGATTTAAATTTGGATGAAATATTACAGTCTGCCGAAAAACAATTAGCTACTTTCTTGACCAAGCGCAGCGATTAAGAATGCACGAAAATTACCTGGAGTAGGTTTCCCAATCATCTCATAAACTTTAGTGTCCGTTTGTAATTTGAAAGTTGGATATGCTTTGACTTTATAATGGGATGCTTTATTTGGATTACGATCACAATCTATTTCTTCGAATAAAATAGTTTTTCCTCCGTAAGTTTTAGGATCGGTTTTTAAAGTTTGTTTAAACGATCGCCAAGGAGTATCTGCCTTCTGCGAGTAAGGACACCAATTTGTATAGAAAAACATAAATTTAGCATGTAAACTATCTACTGGATCTTCATTTACGGGTGGTTCCTGTATGATCAATTTTGCACCAGGGAGTATTCCTGTGTTACTGTAGTAGACGATTATGGATACTAAAACTACCAAAAATGCAACAATAAACGTATTAGTTAGAAGGTTCATCTTTACGAAACGAAGGATATAAAACTTTTACGTTTTCTTGCTCGTTTTTGTACCACGTACGGTACGCTTCTTCGGGTGTTGTGTTGGGATTTTTGACCAAAAACCACGCAATTTGAATTTTTTGTCTCTCGGATTCATAGGGTTTGGCAACGATTGTGTACCATTTTCCTTTGTATCGTATTGCCTCCATGATAAGGGTACTAAGTTACGTATAAAAAGTCTCCACCTTGAAAGCGGTTTACTTTGTTTCATCCACTCAACTAGTGTGAAATCATCACCCATCGACAAGTTACAGCGAGAGCAAATAGGAAATAAATTAGTTAAATCGGTAGATCCTCCTTTGCTCTCTGGTATATTATGTCCACATTGAAAATCAAATACGGTAATTTTATTTTTACACCAAGATACGTAACATTTACTTTCAAATTTCCGACCAACGTAACTAATCCAAACTTGTTCTCTAAGTGCTTTAGGAATTGGTTTTTTCATTTAAGTATTTCTAAATTTAAATGATTAAATGAGTTGGATAAATTTCAGTGGTCATAAGTATCATTTTTCGGTTTATCGAATTCAATGCTTGAACTGTAGTTCTATAGTTCAAGGATTTGATGATAGTTGTAGTTGCGGTATGGTTCTTCTTAAGAATGGTCAGAGAACTTGGCCTTATTTTCCGGTTCGAGATGTATCGATATGGCGAACTAAGCAAGGTAAAGTTCTTCCACAACCTGTTTTAGATCACTACTTCAATTTACGCAGGGAAACCAACAAGACCAGCACCAATACCGAAACCGGCACCCGTGCGAGCTGAAGCACCTACCGACGGCGCGTATACATCAAGAATGGCGAACGTAGCTAACGCGACCATGGCAATCATACCAATTTCGGACATACGTAAAGCTTTACCACCCATGAATTTAGGAAGGAAATACGCAGCGATGGCTACGGCCAACCCTTCGATCGCGTATTTGACAAGTTTAGAAACTAAATCACCAACATCAACACCCATTGTTTGTTTCTTTTCCGGCATTTTTATTTAATGGTAAATATTAAGTTTTTAAAAAACATAATGAAAAAGCACTATACATTTCGAACAGAAGTTGATTCTGACGTAAAAAAATATAGTCCGTCCGAGTTTCACTTTTTAGTGACTACGTATTTGAACGATCCTGATGGTTGGAACTCTAGAGGATATACCTTCGAGCCCGTACAATCCAATGAAGATGTTTTAATTCGTTTATCTTCTCGTAAAACAGTGGATAATGTTTGCGGATTATCTAAAAATTTGTCCTGTGCGGAGCTGGGAGGACGAAACATGTACCTAAATGCTAATCGATGGTTTCATGGTTCTAAACAAAGCAAATTAGATCTTTCCAATTATCGACAGTATGTAGTTTCTCACGAAATAGGTCATATTTTAGGATTTAATCATGAACAATGTCCGTGTGCAGGTTGTAAAGCTCCTATAATGATGCAACAAACATTAGGAATTGGAAAATGTATTCCCAATACTAAAGTAACAAATGAATGAAAAAACAATTTCTTCAGGAGCTGGGTTATTATTTCTCATGTTGTCTCTGTTTTTAACAGTCTATAGTACAGTTATAGCAGGTACTTCCCCTATTTCATCTGCTTTAATGGCGAATTCTTCGCTTATTTTAGACATATTCATTGTAATACTTTTGCTCTATCTCGTTTCCACTATAGAAAAAAGTGCAAATTATAAACTGAATATTATTATTTTGTTAATTTTGTTGCTTATTTTGGAAGTATATTTCCGTAATATTCGATGGTTATCGATAATTATTAATATTCTTAATTTTATAATACGAGGTTATCTTATATTAGAATTTGTTCAGTATGAATGGAAACCTTCAAAAGATCTAGATATTGTGAAAATATTTGAAACTTCAACAAAAAAGAAGAAAGACGAAACTAAACGAAAGGAAGAACCGAAAAAGGAAGAACCGAAAAAGGAAGAACCGAAAAAGGAAGAAGAAAGTATGAGTGAGAAGAATCGTCAAAAGTTCCGAGATATTATTAATAAATTAGGTAAAGAAAACTTAACTAAATCTTCAAGAGAAGATGGATTTAAGATAATTGATAAATATAAAGAAACCGATGAACTTACTTTGGATAGAGTAAAAGAAGCCGTTTCTAAATTACGTTACAATGATGGCAATGAAGTTAAACAGAGTGAAGTATTTTAAGCGTTAATAATTTTAAGATACAATGTTATGACTATATAAATGCCTCGAGAAGAACTCCCTAAATTAGATGAAAATAATCAAGTAGTGGACTATTTGGAAGAAGATCCGGAAATCCCTACTCAACGTTACTGTATTTTGACTTTTCTTTCTCCCGAAAAAGTGATCAAACAGAAGAATGAATTTTTTAATGAACGATTTGTTGAATGGTTAGATTATGAATGGAAAGTAAAAGGTATGGAAAATTATGTTGCTTTTGTTTCTAAAAAATACAATATCAAAATTGATGATCTTTTTAAAGACTTAGAAGAATTCACAAAAATCCATAATGAAGAAATTCGCAAGACGGATATTCATGAAAAATGGGAAGTATTCATGTTAAAGAACGAAAAAGACTTAGAAACTGAATTTACCGAAAAAGTAGAATTCCGTACCAATGTGCGTGGTGTTAAAGTTCGTCGTGTTTTCGGAAATTTAGAAGAATGTCAATATTATGCGAAAGTTCTCCAAAAACGTTATCCCAAAGATAACCTTTATGTTGGTCCTATTGGCAAATGGTTACCTTGGGATCCTAGTGAACATTTAATGCCGGAAGTTGAATATGCGGAACGTGAACTCAATGAACTTATGCGTAAATATAAGGAGAATGAAATCAACAAAGAATTATTCTTCGAAGAAGAAAAAGCCGAAAAGATCAAAGCGCAACGTGAAGAAAATGAAAAACGTCGTAAACAGGCTTTAGAAAATGCCAAACAAGATAGCGGTGTAGCGGATACTTCGGATATCTCGAATGCGATTACAACGAATGTTCATCCTGCTGAAGGTGGATTACGAGATTTATAATCAAAAAAAGTCTCCTCTTTTTGAAGTTATAACTTACCCCTATTATAACCGTTGAATACCTAACCGCGATTAGTATTCTCCCCAACTACAGTTATGCCCCTCCTTCGCATAACTCTATGATTATCTTTATAATCTCTAATGATTTCAACCCGTATCACTACGTCGCATTACTTTCAAATCCAATAAAACTGTTACATTCTATCTGATACTTACTATTTTTGATTTAAAAGAATCCGTTTTTATTTGCCTTCTTTTTTAATGTGAACCCAAGGACTATTCGATTTCTTTTTCATAGCCATAGGATCGTATTCATCTTGTGCTAACATAGAACTGCTAAACGGTTTATTATCAACCCAAAGTGTATCATCACAAAGCTTAAACGGCGGATGTTCAGATGCTTTATACCAAAACACCTGATCTTCTAATTTATTCGAGGATACACCATTGCAAATCACTAAGCAATTATAATCTTCGGTACATTGATCCATAAATTGACAAAACATTTCAAAAGTAGGGAACATACCAGCATAGTTATCATAAATACGTTTACGGTTATTAATCATCGTTTCACGAAGAATAAAGATGAAGTCAACATTGGTACGTAAGTTAGGTGTAATACCTAACGGATATTGCATCGTAATGATCGTCATTAAATCAATGTGACGACCGTTCATGAATACATATCGAGTAGATTCTTCTCTTATCCAGGTACCGTCGTATAAACAATCGTCCAGAATTAAGAAAGCGCGAGGATCGACACTGGAATTACCACCACTTTTATTTTTATCTTTATTACGATGAGTTTTTACCGCTAACTGTCTTTTGATAACATTCATAACAATATCCGGCTTATATTTATCGTGAATTAGTTTGGAAGGTACCATATGTTGGAAAAATTCATTAGCTACTTCGGTACCGGAAATAACGGTTCCTACTGGAAAACAAGCCTGAGTATGAAATAAAATATCTTTTACTAAGAAAGATTTACCCGTATCTTTTTTTCCAATCACCACAATCATTGGAGATTTTCGTGAATCCATCTCACATCGGTCAACGATGTTTTCCATGTCGAATCTCTGTATACTGAAACTCTGCATCTTAATACTACACTAAGAGTTTACATTCAATAACACATGCGCAAAGTTTCATGATATGGTTTAGAATATTTATATAATGAAGAAAAGAAAACAGTCTAACGAACTCCGTTCAAACCCTACGCAGTTATCTATTCATCGTTACACCAATTTATCCGGTTTAAAAAGTGGAGCATCTTTGCATTGGGGTATCGAACACTTACAACCTTTTTTTCCTAGTATTGAATGTCTTTTCAAGAGTGAACATTTAAGTTTCGTGAATGAATACGGTCTTAAATTAAAAAATGAGATCTTGTCAATTAAAGAAAATAATGTTCGAACGACAGAAGGTAACGTGAATATTCATATCAAAAAAACCATGCTGTTAAGTCCTTTCAAATGGATGCAAGGAGATTATGGTACAAGTATTGTTGGATTACCTACAAGTAGTGAGCAATCAAACGATATTAATACAAAACTTCAAAATCCAAACAATGCAGCATACGTAGGATCACTTATATCGGTTGTACTTTCTGAATCGGGGTGTGTAAACTTTCCTAAAGTATACGGGGTATTTTCCGGAGTTTCACATAATCATACTATCGATATTTCAGATGATTATGAAGAATTAATCGATCGATCTTGGTTTTCTAAAAATATTGGTAAAACGTTTGATCTTAAAATTAACGAAGAATTAAAAGAAAGTACTGAATTTCAACATACGAGAACCGCAAAAACCAGTTTGCAATTAGGTGAAGAAACAACGTTAGATAATGTAGAAGAACTTGAAACTACAAATGTTGGTGAAACTTCTATGGGTGAACTTAAAAACATTTTTGAAGAACAATTAGATGTGGAAGATAGCGATGATACATCTTCAGTAGCCACTGAAGAACTTTTTGAAATTGAATCTTGTTGTTGTGACGAATTAGAAATTGATGAAGATGATGATGAAGATTTTGAACCCTTTGCATGGGCAACCTTTAAAAATGTTCCTGTGCAATTAACGATTATGGAAAAATGCAACGGAACTTTGTACGAATTAATGTCTTTTGATAATGATACGGTTAAACATCTAGCATGGATAACCCAAGTTATATTTGCATTAGCTTTTGCGCAACGTAATTATGGATTTGTACATAACGATCTGCATGCGAATAATATTATGTATGTTCCCACAGATGAAGAATTTCTCTACTATAATGTCTCGGGTACTCTTTATAAAGTTCCAACTTACGGATACATTATTAAAATAATCGATTTTGAAAGAGGTATTATGTCTTTAAAATTAGTGGGTATGAAAGAACCTAAATTATTCATTAGCGATCATTTTCATATTGAAGAAGAAGCCGGTGGACAATATAACGTGCATCCATTTTATGACTCACGATTTCCAGAAATTAAACCAAATCCTTCGTTTGATTTAGTACGCTTAGCTACTTCTTTATTCTGGGATTTCTTTCCTGAAGGTCCTAATCATGAAGAATATAAACAAAACGCTGTATTCTGTTTATTTATGAAATGGCTAATGCTAGATGATAATACATCCGTGTTTTTCGGTAAACAAGAACCGCGGCATGATCGTTATCATGGTTTCATGCTATATAAAGCGATAGCTCGTTATTGCAAAGATACAGCTGTACCTCGTAAGGAACTATTTGGTTTAAAAACGTTTTACGAAACTTCAAATATACCTTTAGGTGAAAATGTTTTAGTGTTTGATAATTAAAACGAATTTTAAATTTAAAAAATAGTTATATTTCGAAAAAATGATTTTAAATTTTAAATCTCTTAAAGATCAATGGCAACATTATGGGAAACATTACGGATACCCACAATGTTGTATAAATTCATTTTGTGACGAAACTGTAACACGAAGTCAACGTGCAGCCGGAAACAAAACCGGGTTCATACCTTGTAAACATCATACTAATCTTATTTTATCAGGAAAAGTAACTTTACAATCTTTGATTAAACGACCTCCACCGGTAGAAATAGTTTAGAAGCTTGGTACGCCTACGAACATGTCTTGAACCGTGTCTGTGACCGTTTTTACATTTTCGGTTACAGCAGGAATATCTGCGGTTGTTGAAAAGACAACTCCCGATGTTATAAGACCACTCATTAAACTAATTTTTCCAGCTTGATCCCATTCAATAGGTTCTTGTTTAGATCTACGATCCAGAGCATAAATTATGAAGGCGACTAAAGCGACCGCTACTGAAGCAATTACGATCATCATTTAATTCACTTTTTGGTAAATCTTTATAATTTTAGAACGAGCGTTTCGTTCGACATTTTTGCTTCGATTTCTTTTAAAGGATCTATTTCCGGCTTTTCTTCTTCGTCTAAATTTTCTACATCAATTTGCGTAGTTTCTTCGCTAATATTTAGTTTAGGCGGTTCATCTTCGTCTTCACTTTCACTTTCACTTTCTTCTTCAAATTGAACCGTTTTTGTTTCGGGTTCGGGATGTTTAACTACCGGAATATCTTCAGGAGTATCCACAAAATATTTCTTGGCGATCGTTTCCCAAGGTAAGAAAGCACGTACAACTTGTTCCATACATTCAGTAATTAATCGTTCAATTTCTTGACGATTACGAGCCTGTTGTTCAGAACTGGTACCAATTGTACGGAATAAATAGGCTACCTGCCATAACTTACGAGCCGAATGTTTGTAAAGTTCATGTACAAATTTAGAAACCGAAGGACGTTCAAATTCAACTTTTACATGACTTGATTCACCTCGGTAATGTAAAGATGCAAATGATTTCATATACGCAATAAATACACCCATTAAAAGATCATCTAAATAATTACACTTAGAAACTTTAACTATACGATCAACTTCGGTAGTTAATGTAGTTTCAGTCCAATCTGGAATACGAGTTAACATATTTTGAAATGTTCGTAAAATTTGATCGGGTTGACCATTACGATCGCACAATTCTTTTGCAGAATTATAGATACTCCAAAAGCCTTCAGATATTGGGGGTACGATTAATCCCCCTAAATGTTCGCGCAAATGAACCTTTGCAAATTCAGAATCTCCCATTTGTTCATTTATTCGTTACGAAAATTGAAATTCGGTAACGCAGTAAAATGGATTTAGGTTACAAAAATATTTTGTTTGACAAAAAATGTCTATTACTCCTGGTCAACAATTAATGAAATATCTTGCGAAAGCAGATTTGCTGAACAAAGTTGCTATCGCCAGATCAATAGTCCAAAAAACAGAACAATTGCATAACGCTATTCTCGCGCAACGAGATAGTATGCATCCTAGTATGCAAATGGATTTTATCGAGATAGTGCTTGAGAGTTCAATAAATCTTCGCGAAAGACGAGATGAACTTCAGGATTTAGAACAACAACTAAAATACATGTAAAAAATGGATTTTTTTAAACCAAGTATTAGTATTGTATTCTTCCTCTTTTCTTTCTTACTCTCTTTATTATTCAACATGTCTCTATCTAACTCAACCAACACCGAAGATGATCGTCTTCAACTCTGTATCAGTGCTCTTAAAGAAGCCGTTACAAAATTTCAAAGTTATGCGAATTGGGGCGATTATGAAGATGGTCAATCGACCGCAAAAGTACCCGAAAGTGTATCAGCTCCGGTTCCGTCCGTGCCTGTTTCTAATAGTTCTACTATTACCGTCAAATCCACGTCAAGTGATAATTCTAATATAAAAAATGAAGTATTTGATATGGTCAAAAATTACTCTCTCAATATGGAAACCCGTATTGAAAAAGTATTATTGGATCATGAAAAATCTTCCGCAAAAGAAGCACTGGAAGCAGTGTTTAGTTTGCTCGCATCTAATTCATTAGATATTTACCAAGAAATTGGTAAACCATCTAGCGAAAATGCTAAATTTGTTCTTTATATTAAATGGTCTCTTAACGTAGAAACGATGGCCAAGTTTGCTTACGCTATTTGGAAAATCGATTCCACTTGGTCTATGACCAGTTGGGCTCGTGATCCTAAAAACGCGTTTCAAACCTATAGTACCGATGTTATTGGAAGTATGCGCAATGGTAAACCGGTTCGTGGATACGGCGAAGATCTTTATTCTATTTTAACTACTAATATTCTTAATAAAATAAAGAAGATCGCCAGTAAACATCCCGAGTTAGTTGGTGCGAATTCTGGTATCGATGCGAAAAAATTACAATCTATAATTGCCTATCGTTCCGCGATTTCGAAAAGTCTTAACGATCATTTTACATCACAAAAAGTACAACAAATGTTCTTCACGTACAAACAAAGTTTTAGCTATCTTAGTAAACATTTATCCTCGAATATTTAATTTTGTATTATATTTTCTGTTTCTGTATTATTTAGTAGGTAAGGATCCCCTTTATTATGTTAGGGTTATAACATAAATTTATTTCTGTATCCATACACGTCGCAGCTCTACGGGCGTAATTGGAGATCCCTTTCCCTGTAAGGGGTATACCGCGAGAGGTATACCGAAACAGGTTACTTTTTAAAACGGATTTTTTTGATTTAAAAGTTTTAATATTGTAAAATCATTTCAAAAATGTCCAATACTTCTTTATTAGCTACTCCTCCTCGTACCACTGTTTCCCGTGAAGCGCCTAACGCACCTTCTCGCGAAATTTCTTCGAATACCACGGAATTATCTTCAATTCCTATGCAAGAATTACCGGAAAAGGTTCCTGCTACACCGCAACGTACTGAACGTCCTTTGAAATGTCCTGGCGCTCCTCCTCGTGAATTTGAAGATCGTTTAAGAGAATTTGTGATATTTCATCGTCTTACTCTTGATTTTAGTAATCTTGTTACTGATCATATAGAAGAATACGATATTTCTACACCTCCTAAACGTCCTAACAAAAAACAACGAGTAAGCTTTAATATTCAATAAACACACTGGTTAGCCAGATTTTTAAAACGAATTTTTATAGATTTTTTGATTAAATGAGTAAGAAGATGGAACGAGAAGCTCGTATCGATAATCTTATTGAAGAAATTGGGAAATTACGTTATAAAGTTAACCAGTGTAAACAAGATTTGGAGGAAGAGGAGGATACTGATGAAATCATAAAAATAAAGGATGAATTAGCAGATTATGAGAAAGATATGGCGTGTCTAACGGAAGAACTGCATAAACTTTATCTCGAAATACGAATGGAACTAGGTGATGAAGAAGAGGAAACTTATGATGGATTGTACGAAGTGTTAACACCGGGTGACTATTAAAAACGGATTTATTCGGTTTTTAATTGAACAGATTGCATTGATAAAATGGAAAACATTCTTCGTGAAGTTGTACTTTCTCTCGGCTATGAACGTGTAGTTCAATTGCTTGAACAATATAAACCCGTTGTTTCTATCCCAGAACCCGTTGTTTCTATCCCAGAACCCGTTGTTTCTATCCCAGAACCCGTTGTTACAACACCCCCTGCTCCACCTAAAGCAGAAACAAAGAAGAATGTTAGTCGTTTAGCGGCTATCATTACCGATAAATTATCAAAAAAAATTAAAGAATTAGGAATTGAATTTATTGAAAAAGTTCATAAAAAACAATTCACCGATTATGCAAATTCCTTAGATTCTAAGACGTATTCCCTTAAAAAACCTGAAGAACATATCGTAGATTTCGTAGCTACTTTAAAACCAGTGGAGAAAAAACCAGTTATAACCAAAGATTTATCTTTGGAAGAGTTACAGACTACTAAAACTCTAACAAGTCCACAAGGAATTAAACCCGGAATTTATTGGGAAACTACGCAAGGAGTATTCGTAAAAGGTCCATCTAGAGATCCGGACGAATATTACGTAGAAAGAACTTTCAACAACCAGAAGTATATGGTTGGTGAAAACTCTGGACGAATCTATAGCAATGTAGATGAAGACGATGAACACTTTGAAGGTTCATTTCTTGGATTCGTTGGAGTTGGTCAATTCGAAGGAATGTTAACTACCAGTAATTAATTTTACAATTAGGAAAACTATATCGAAACCACGTATGAATTCCTAAATCTTCAAACAAGGATTTAGGAACGTATAATTCTTTTAATTCATAAACAACACCCGGCATGGTAGGGCCGTGTTTTTTACTATACTGTTTCCATGTATAGGTTAACGTGTTTTCTTCCTTATCTTCAAAATTTGTTGGTTCAATAATGATTTTTTCAACAGGGGTCGCATTTTCATACGCCATTTCACATATTTGTTGCCAGACTATTTGCCACATTAGATTAGTTATTCATCAAACGGTTAAATTGCTTTTACATAAGACATATCGGGTAAGCTTACTTCACTGGTAAATAATATTCGGCGGAAAAATAAGTATAACGGTAAAGCCCAGAAAGATCCCCAAGGTATACAGAATGCTGCTACCTTATACATAGCTGAACCCGAAGGATCCATAAATTTAGCTAAGGTATACGTAGAAACTATATGCAAAAATATTTTTAGAAACAGAATAGCATTACCGGTAATAACTCCCCAGACAGCATTTGCATCCGTACTTGGAGTATTATTACTTACGGCTTCACCGGCTGGAGCATTTATATTAAATATTTGCCCATCCTTAAAAACTTCCGTATTTTCGGCTCCGTTTAATGAATAATTCACTTTTAGTTCTTTTTGTTTATTAGGATTAGGATCCGGAATACCTACTTCCTTAAATCCTACCGTTAATTTGATAGAACCGTCACTTACTAAATTTTGAACTGCATATGTTACATCTGTATAATTACCCTGGTAACCGTATTCTGCTTTGATAATTTGAAGACCCGATGCATTTCTTTCCGGGGGTGCTGAAACCATAAAGACTTCGTTATCTCTTACCGATTGAGTGTTTACACTACCATTATTGATAGTGTAAGAGACATTTAAAGTTTTTAATTGTCCGGGTGCAGGATCCTTTACATTTAACGAATCCGGTGTTATCACTAAGTTAATGCTTCCATCTTTTACACTTTTAGACACTACTTGGGTAACATCTACCGTTTTTGAACCAGCACCGTAAGTTGCTTTTGTTATTTTTAATCCTGTGCTCATGCTTCCTTATTATGATGAAAACACGATGTTTGCAATTCCTCCCATAACTCGCAAAAAATTGTACGTTTCTACAAATGCGGTGACATTAAACGTATAATCATAAGTTTGACCATTTGATTTTGTGACTACGGTTACTACATCTTCGGGATTGTAAATAAGTCTTCCGGTAGTTGGATCGGTAATGTTCGGGTTTGGAATAATTACTGGATTTAAACTTAGTGCAGTTGATTTCAAAATACAAACCGTAGTAGGATTTGTTGATGATACGAAAGGAGGCTGAACATAGGAGTTTCTTAAAATAGTTTTATTAAACATTGAACCGTTGATATGACCAGAAGGTTGAATATTATCGTTATCAAGAGCAAACGAGTACGAATTCATACCTGGAATAGTAGAGGATGACGTTCCAGTGTAATGCTTGTAGAACTGTAAATCTCCAAAGAAATTTCCATCTTTTGTATTGAAACGTTCTTTACCATCTAAAATAATACTGGAATCAAGAAGAATATCTCGTTGCGGTACGTTAGATGTTGTCACTAACCCTGGCGAATACCAAGGTGTCATATTGCTGGTAATATATGTAGCTGGAGGTTGATAAGGATTTAACCAATTTGTGTAGTTATCGTAATCATTATTCAATGCAACATCACTTCGCTGCTGAACCCAAATTATACGAGTACAAAGATTACGCATCGTTAATTCCAAATCGTTCGATGCCCCATATTGGCCTTCTTTACGCACAATATCAACTTGGTTCACCATAAACGCGGCTTCATTTTTTGCAACATGAGCTAATTCGGTATCGGTAAGGAAAATAAAGTTGGCTTCAATAAAAGGATTTAAATTCCAACTCATTAAAGAAGGATTGACAACTGGAGCAGGAAAGCTGGGGGTACGAGTATACAGTGGCGGAGATAAGAAATTATTAATATAAAAATTTGTATCACTACTATCCGGTGCAACTCGTCGATTGAAGTTAGGATTAGCTGTTCCGTTGAGGGTTGGTCTCACGTCTAAAGTTGTAAATAATTGGTACATATTCTTCAATTCTACCACAATTTCAACTTCAGATAATTGAAGAGCAACTAACGGTAACGCAGCTCCTATATTTTCGCAAAACCAAAAATGCAACGGAACATGTAATATTCTTCCGGGAATAGAAGGTAACGAATACGCAGATGATGAAGAAATGGCATGAGGATACTGGTTGATACGATCATACGCATTCGCTGGATCGTAAACTTCTGGAACATTTCCAACCATACGATCTAAAATAGCTTTCTTATTGGCATCAAATTTCATAGCCGCATATAATTTCATATATTCACCCGTATGTCTTACAATTTCTTGACCATTGATCACGATAGCAACATAATTAATCATATTATAACCAATGTTACGTACCCATTGAAATTCGTAAGGAACTGCATTTGCATTCGAATTTATATTTGGACTTGTGCCGGAATAAGGAACTACTGGAGAGTAAATATCCGGCAATGTAACCGTTAGATAACAATCGTGTAATAATTGTGCATACCTTTCAACTTTAGCACGTAAAGTTAATGATCCTGATGTTGGTAAATTCAAATTATTAGTTTTAAATACTAACCGAAAATGCTCCATCGCAAAATCTGAATGTTTTTTGTATACGGATCGAAAATGAGTAAATGTTGGATTACCAATTACCAAATAGTCTTGGGCACCTTTACCCACTAATTGCATTAAACCACCAGTCATTCTGTTATTATAACTTACAGAATTGAATGTTTAACTTATAACA